CTCGCTGCTTCCGGCAGCGCCGGGATCGCGGGAGGCGAGGGACAGGGTAAGGTTGCGGATTTGTGCGCGCAGCCGCTCGCCAGCAGCGCCGGCGGCAACAGCATCATCGCGCGCTGCATCACGTTCACGGATCGCATTTTCGGCTATCTCCTTTTGCGTCGTCAGGCGGCGCACGGTCTCAGCGTCGTTCGCCTTTTGCTGGGCGGCGCGGGCCCGGGCTTCCTTGGCTTGGACAAGCTGCCATCGCCCGCGCTCGGTGGAGACGCCGCGCGAGTAGGCGGCCCATAGCGCGACGGCGATCAGGGCGAGGGCGGCGGCCCACAGGTAGGGGCGCAGGGTGGCGGCGATCATGGCCGATCCTCCACAGGGATGGGCTTGTCGCTGGGCTGGTCGATTTCGACCTTGCGCGTTCCCTGCGCGGTCGCCTTGATCGCATCGAACGCCTTGCCGGTGTTGCTGGTCTTGTCCTCGTCGCCCTTGCTGGTGATGTAGTGGAAGGAGACCACGGCAGAGACGAAGCCGGAAAGCTGGCCGAGCATATAGACGATGATCTGCTCGTTGGTCGGCGGGATCACCTTGAAGAACAGCGTTCCCAACGCGGAGCAGAAGGTGAAGATCAGGGCAATGCCGATCCAGTCGCGGAGAGCGAGGCGTTTCATGCCGCCACGTTCCCGATCCGGTTGAGCAGCCAGCCGTTGAGAAAGTCCTCGAACTTGCTGTTGCCCTTGGCCAGGCTCATGTAATGCGCGCCTTGCAGCGCATCGAGCGCGCGGAGCATAATGGCGGTTGCCGACTTCCCGCGGGCCTTGCGGAAGGCATCGAACGCAGCCAGCGTCTTGCCGCCCACGTCGCCATCCTCGTTGATGTCAGGATAATCGGCCTGCCGGCGATTGAGGCTGTTCAGGGCGGTCTGAAACCACTTCGCCGCCCGATCGGTGCCGGCATTGACGCCGCTGTCGATCAGTTCTTCCGCTACCTTGGGATCGCGGGCGAACACGTCATCGAAATTCGGTGCGACCACATAGCGGGTGTGGTAGATCGAATAGGCCGTGGAGCGCGGCAGATTGCGCATGTCGCCCTTGTAGCCCGCCGATCGTGCGACCGCTTCGGTGATGCCCATGTTGGTCGCGCCGCCGGGGTCGGAGGGGTGGTTGACGTATCCCCCTTCGACCTCGATCACGCCGTTGATGATGGCTTCGATGCTCATGTCCCGCTGCCCTCCAAGCTATGGTATCGCTCCAGCCGCGAAATGCGGCGGTCGTAATCGGCGAATCGACTGTCCTGCGCTTCGGTCGCCGCCTTCTGCCGCTCATCGATCCGCGCCAGCGTCTGCTGCATGTCCGTGACGGAGCTGGCGACCCAGAACATCGCACCTGTGATGATGACGGCGGCGCAGCTGGCAGCTATCCCGGCAAGCCATTTCATTGTCGGGTTCGCCACCTTTTCACCTTCATCGGGGATTGCGCCGTTGAGGCGTGCGACTGCTCGTTCGAGCTGGGAGAGCTGCGGCGCAACCTCTCCCAAGGCCATCGCCGCCGCCTGCTGCGCCATGATCTTGACCTGTTCGGCCGTCGCTGGATCGCTCAGGGGCATGACGGCACCCGGTGCGGCATGAGGGAGGCGGCGAGGGTCACGTTCGCATGCCCCGGCGTTCCAGCCACAGCGCGAACAGCGGGTCGCGCAAATGCTCCTGCCATTGCCGCTCGCTCATCTGACCGGCGCGATAGCAGGCCAGGATGTGACGATAATCGCTGCTCATACGGACCTCGCGGCAAGGGCGGGGGCGGTTGTTGCCGCCACAGCGCTGGTGGAAGGGCAATTCACGGGAAGCGCACCATAGGCCAGCGCCGCCGTCAGATAGGCGTCAGGCGTGCCGGTATTGAAGCCGCCCCGCCCGTAGCAATCGTTGAGCAATTGGGCGGATGCAGCAGTCGCGCGCAGCGTCGGCGTGCCGCTGAATATCATCGCCAGGAACAGCTTGCCTTGCGAGCGGCGCGCAGCGGCCAGCGCCATGTCTTTGATACCCGTGGCGCTGGTATCGGTCAGTTCGGCGCAAGACGCTATCAGGCGATAGGGGCGGCCCTTGGCGTCGCTGGAATAGATGCCCGCCCTGCACGCGCCCGCCGCGCCGGTTGTGATGTCGATGGCCAGCGCATTCATGTCCAGCGTCTTGTCGAATGCGAACAGGTAGAGCGTGTCCGCCACCACCGCCACGGTGCCAGTGCTGGAACTGTGACCTTGCGCGAAAAAGTAGCGGTTCGCCGCGATATTCGTAGCGGGCGAGCGCGCATCGGCTGCGAAGGAAAAGCGCTCATCCCCCAGCGGCGCTTGCGTTCCATCGCTGATCTGCACGGTCGAGGGCGCGCCGCACCGGATCATGTCGAAGGATCGGACCGCGCCATAACGCGCAGTGATGAACGATCCGGCTGCCGCGTCGATCAAACGCATATCGGCTCGCGCAGCGGTTGGGTTGTCGCGGGTTCCGGTATCGCCATAAAGGCGCACCGGGCGTCCCGGCATCCGCATCTCGATGTCATAGCCCGCCCCGGTGCTGGTCTGGTTGCGGACATAGTCGACGCGGACAGCCGGAAGGCCGACGATAGCCGGATCAAGTGCGCCCGCCTGCACCAGTGCGGGCACATTGACGAATTTGGGCGAAAGGCGCGCCACGCCTTCGATCTTGAGCGGCTGCGGGAAGCCTGCGGCCACCTGGCCAAAGCCCAAGGTCAGCAGCCTAATATGGAAATTCGTGGCGCCGATCACTTCAATGGTGACGTCGGACAGGTCGACCAGCGACGGCAGACTTACGGGGCGTCCGGCATCATAATTGCTGTTAGGTCCGGACAGGCGCAGGATATACACATCGGACGTGACCGCACCGATCTGGTTATCCGTATTGTCGATGACGAAATGCGCGCGGCCCATGTCGAGCGGCCCGGCCAGCTCGAACAGGTCCGAACGGATTTTCAGGCCTTGATAACAGCCTGCATCCAGACGGAATTTCGCCTCGCCAATCAGCAGGCCTGAGCCCGCCAGATGCAGGTTGTAGGGGTTATTCTGATTGGTGCAGCCAATATCCGCGCCGCCGTCGATCGTCCAGGTATGATACCAATGCGCGCCGACCCCATCGGGATAGGTGCCGCCGATAATGCGAATATTGCAGCTTTTGTGCGCGTCGATACCCCGCCGGCACCCGCTTTCCTTGGCGTTCAGGTATGTCAGGTCCGTGGCGATATTGCTGTTATAGCCATAGTTGGTGGCATTGACCTTCAGGCCGCGCGTGTCGGTATTGTCGAACGTGACCATCTCACATTTTTCAGCGACAAAACCTTGCAGGATTTCCAGGTCGGTCTCGTTGATGATCGCACAATTTTCGAACGCGCTGTTCGACCGCGATGTGTGCAGCACAAGCGCGCGACCGGTCGTCCCGCTGGACGATGCGATCCGGATCGCGCCGCCACGGATGCGCACAGGCGCACGCATCCGCTGGCGCGTGATATTAGTTCCGGCTGCGAACGGCCGCGTGAACGCGACGTGGATCGGCTCGCTCAGCTGCCCGTCATCGGAAATTACGGTGAACGTCTGCCCCTGCCGGATATTGCCGCCGCCAGTGCGCAAAATGTCGGCAAGCGGGCTGTCGATCGTATAGGTCCAGCCGCGCTGCCCGGCCAATTCAGGGACAAAGGCCGACCCTTGGTTCAGCGTCCACGTCTCTGCCGTTGCGAGCGGGACCGCCTCCACATCCCCCGGCATGGGCGCGATCGAGAAGACAGGGCCGGTCTGCCCCGCATTCGTCGTGATGACCTGCGCGCCGCTATAGTCGAAATCGGTGTAGGTATAGACGGTGCCCAAAATGGTATAGGTGACGCCGTTCCGCAGCTTCCATGGGCAATTCAGATCGCGCGCTCGATCCGCCACCGCTTGCAGGAAAGCGGTGGCGTCCGTCCCCTCGACATAGGTGTGGGGCACGGTGATGACGATCGCGTCGCCATCGTCCTGGTTCAGCTGGAGCTTGCCGCCCGGAGACGCGCCATTGCCGAGGCGAAGGCGGTCCAGACCCTGGTCATAGACCGATTCGCTCGGCATGAGCGCATATGCCTCGACCGAAGCGGTGAGGGCGCGTGGCAGTATGCGGCGAGCCATTAGCCAGCCTTCCTTGCATAGTTGAAGGTCAGGTTGATCGTGTGGCCGGAAACGCCGACATTGCCGCCGCCAGGCTTGTGAACCCGCACGGATGCGGGCGACGAACCCGCCGAAACAGTGACCGCCGAAAGGACAGTGTTATCGGTCAGGTCCAGCGCCGTTGCGCCAAAGGATATGTCGAGCGCAGTGGGCAGGCCGATGTCGATATAACCGGTCGCGCTGCCCGCGTCGGTGACCAGCACATTGACCGTGCCCGACACATGATAGCCGTCCTCGATATATTCCGCGTCGATCAGCGATGCGTTCGGGAAGCTGCCCGATTGCGGCACCACGCCGGGGGCATAGGCCTTGCGGATGCCGATGAACCGGCCCGCGCCTCCCGCCAGCGGTCCCGGCCCCGGCAGCGTGTTGTTGATCTGGCCGTTGAGAACGAAGGTGGCTCCGCCACTGGCGTAGACGCCGGGTTCCGTGTTGGTGTCCGGCTGCGAGCTGTTGCCATATTCCTGGAGCCAGAAGCCGCCGCCAATCTCGCACCGCTGCCCCGATGTCAGCAGCCGCACAGCCGATCCCGACGCCCCGCTCATTTCCACGCCGTTCATGAAGAGGAAATTGTTGCCGGCTCCTTCCATCAGGACGTTGACGCGATCGGACAGCCCCGGCGTGTTCGCCAGCGCCGTGGGGATCGCGCCTTGCAGGGACACATTGCTGATATAGGCCCAGCAATTGACCGCCGTTTCATCGAACCAGATGTTGTTGCCGCCATAATCGGCATCGAAATTGACGATCTTGGCCTTGCCCATCCCGCCATATTCGTTCGACCCGATGCGCAGCGCGCTGCGCGCCGCGATCGAGAAATAATTGCTGATGAGCGGGGTGTCGCAGCGCTTGAGATAGAGATGATCGCAATTGCGCAGCGTCCAGCGGTGGACCTCCGGATGATCCTTCCAGAACGGCCAGAAATGCGTGTTCGACATGCGCATGACATCGGCGGACAGTTCGACATTGACGCCGACGCGCAGGGGCTGGCCGGACAGGTTGTCGGTCCACAGCCGCCCGATCCCGCCGCCGCCGCGCATATTGATGCCCCGAGCGGCGTTGAGGATGCACACATTCTGGAGTTGCAGCCCCGACGCGTTCCAGACATCGTAGTCATAATCCTGATCGCCGGGCACGAACGATCCGATGACGCTGGTCGGCTCGGGCTGGAGGCGCGATGTCATGCAGTCCTTGAACTGCACCCAGTCGAACATCACCCCCTGGCCATCGAGCGCGAAGCCTTTGCCGTCATGCGCGAACAGAAAGTTGGTCGCGGTGGCCGTCGCCTCGGTGCCATAGCCCGCCGCCTCGCGCCCCGTGCCGCAGCTTTCACCGACGATCGAGCAGCTGCCGTTGATCGTGATCGGGCTGTCCAGCACGATCGTGCCCACCGGCACATGCAACCGCGCCCGCTCGGAAATCGCCTGGTTGATGGCTTTCTGAAGCAGGGTCGCATTGCTGTTGCTGCCGGTCAGGTCCAGCCCGGCATAGTCGCGCAGGTCGAACCGCTGGGCGGCCTTTTCATTGTTCGACAGGTTGGCGGCATCACTGCCCAGGCTCTTGCGTCGGCTGCGCCCAAGGTCCAGCGGCTCACCACCAGTGCCGAACAGCATTGTGGAGCGTGGAATATCAGCGGCAAATTCACCGGGCGAAAGCGCGACATTGCGCGCCGCGCCATCGGTAGAGCGAGGCATGGCACGCCGCATCAGCCCCATTCCCCATCATCGATGATCTCATCATCAGGGTTCCAGAGACCATCGTCAGTCAGTTCGCTGTTATTGATCCCCAGGGTGTCGATGGCCTCAAGGCCGCCATCGAATCCATAAAGAGCGATCTTGCCCGCGCGCGTCGCCAACGGAGGGATCGTGCCAGCAGCCTCCCCAAAGGGCACTGTAAACGCGCGATCAGACCGGCTTTTGAGATACAGGTCGCGGACAGCAGCGCGGTCGTTTGCTTCATTGACCGTTTCGGGGCGATAAGCCTGGCTGCTGGAAAACGCGATGTTCTGCGTGAAGGACGGCGCGCTTTCAATGTAGAGGTCGCCGGAAACCGGAGGCGCGTAGAATGTCACTTTCCCGCCTACCGCAGCCAAGGACGCCGTGTAGGCGGCGGGATCGACGGTGATCTCGTTACCCGCGTCAAGAATGACCACGCGCAGCTCGTCGGCGGACGCGGCCTTGAAGGTGAAGGGAAATTCGACGGTTACCCCGTTCGCGAGGTAGGGGCCGGAATATGTGTCAGTTGTGGTGACAGCCATGCACTTGCCTCCGGGAACGATGGCAAGTAATTAGAGGGCATGATGAGGGGCTTGAATCGACGGGCGATTGGGATTTTCGCGGCAATGTGGTTAGCCATGCCGGGGCTGTCGCTCGCTAAGGAAAAGGAACCTAAGGCCACAGAAGAGGAGTTGGCAGAGGCGCAATCATCCTTGCAATCCTGCCTAACAGAGAACGCCCCCCTTTATGATGACGGAAATTCAGACGCCGCCACGATAGGCAAGGCGCTGGCTAGATCATGCAACGGGAGCTTCATTGCCCTCGCAGACACTTATTCAAAAGGCATGAACGCGAGAACTAAATATTATACTCGCGAACGATTTTTGCAGGGCGCGCCAGATATTGCTGCAACAGCCGTTCTGAGGCTGAGGGTAGCCAATTAATCCTCCTTGATCTTCCCCTTGGTGATACCCTCCCACCATTCGCCGAAATTTTCAGGGTGCTGATCTCCCGAAAAAACATCGACAAGGAACTGGCTCGTCGCGGCAACCTGTCCAGATGTAGGTGCTCCGGCATAGCCTGCCACCTCCATGACGTTGCGCGTCGCCCGCGTTGTTTCATCTCCTTCCCATAGGTTTTTCGCGTCGGCGACTACCCGATTGGCCGAACCCAGAAAGCGATCTACCGACGACACATCGCTGGCAAAGCCTTTGGTCGCAAAGTTAGCGACATCGCGCACAACCGGAATGGGGCCGAGTGCATTTGCGCCGATCGCCGCGATTAGCCATTGCGTGAATCCCTCTTCATCATCGTCATCGGGCAACCTGCCGGCAAGCCATTCACTTGCAATCACGGGAAGCACGTAGAGCATGACGGTGCGCGTCAAAAGGTCAGGAAAATCCTTGACCGATCCCGTGCGAAACGCCGTTCCGTAATCGCGAGCCAGAGTCCGCTGACGCTGATAATAGGCGCTCATGAATGAGTAAAAGGGCATGATCATCTTGGCCGCCTCGCCGGCCGCACCCTTGCCGCGCATGATAGCCGCCAGATCTTTTGCTGCGCCAGACCCTTGTGATTTGCGCACTGTCTCATCGGCATAGGCGATAGATTGCGCATCACCATCGCCACGAGCCTGCGCCTTGTTATAGGCACCGATCCACGAGACGACTGACACAAAACGATCGACTGCGCCGATCAACGCAAATCCATTAGCCTTGAAAGCGGACACGCCTTTGCCCAGCCTGCTTTGCGCGTTGAGCATCTCGCGCATGTCGCGGTCCATCGTTTCCATACGGGCCGCCACTTCCTGGCTGTTCTCTAGAACAAAATCCCAACTCTCACGAGGGCGCATCGAAAAGCTGTAGACACCCTGAGCCACCCAACGCGCGCCTATAACTTCCGCAGTCTGAATAAAGCCGGTAATTTGCAGCATGATAGTAGAGGCGCGATAGGCGAGACCAACAAAGGTGGCATTGGTGCGGATCGCTTTCAATCCCTTTTCAATGGCTCCCATCCCCTGCGCGTCATAGGCATACTCGTTGGCGATATGCTGGAGCCAGGGATTGAACTGCTTTTGAACTTCCTCGCCAAGCGCATTGCGGACGGCCGAAACGATCCGTGCATCATTGAGGAAACGATGTGCATCCATGAGGGCTTCACGGTGCGTAATGTCGTGAACCACCTCATTGACGTGCCGGGACAGCACCGATGGCGAAAGAAGAATAGGCCGATCTTCCACATCTGTTCGTTCATTGGTCGAACCAGCGCGGGTGTTCGCTCGCTTATAGGCTGATGAGAAAAGTTGATCGACACTCAACGCCGTCTGCTTTTCCACTCGTAGATCGCGCGTGCCGTCATAAACGACCGGGTAATAGCCGCCGCGAAGCAACCCCGCGTTGGTTTGCACCTCACGCGCTTCCACCTTATCAGGCTCAATGCCATTCACCCGCCGCTCTAGCGACGCAATATCCGCCCATAGAACGTCTATCGCATCCCACACTTTTTGAACGTAGCGCCATTCCTCGACCGTCAGCTCGCGATTGAGCATGTCGAGAATGCCCTGTTCATTCCAGCCATAGCCGCCCGCTAGCTTTTTCGCGTTGCCCTCGTTGCCCATGTTGAGCGCCATTGCGACAAGCTGATCCCGCGTCATGACCGCAGGGCGACCAGTGCGCGGATCAATGAACGACAGTGTGACTTTCTGGCCCCAGCGTTTACGTATCTCTTTCGGAACTTCCGCCTGCGCCTTGGAGAGTGCATCAACAATCTGGACCGTCAACTTGCGCCGCCGCTCCTGCGCGTCAACTATGCGCTGGAATATAACGCGCTTGAAGATTCCAAATTTGCCGCCGTCCAGCCAGTCGAATACAGTTTCCATCTTGAGCAGCGCAGCATCGATCGCCAAGACAAAGGACTTGGCGCGGCGGAAATAGCCAGGCTCAGCGAACGTCCGCGTTTCTTTTGGAGGCTTGATCCCGCCCGACTCGATCAGGCCCTCAATCTGCGCAACGCCGTCGCTGACGACTGCCTCAAAGTCGCGTTCTTCCTTGGCGTCCAGAAGCTTCTGCTTGAGCCGGCCAAGGTGCATGATCTGCGTAACTGCGGCGTCCAGCCCGACCAGCTGCTCAACCGTAAGCCGGCTCCAGTTTGTGGTGCCCAGCGACGCCGCGAAGGATGGCGGGACGATCATGTCGCGGCCGGCTTCCTCCTGTTCGCGCGCCCACGCCTCAAATCCCTCCTGCCGATCGATGAACCGCTGCGACCGCTGCTTGAGGTCCACCTGTTCCAGCAAGCCTTGCGCCCGCTCCAGATAATCCTGATCGACGCTCGCCATGGTGCGCTTGGATGCCACCTTGCTCATGCGCGATACGGCCGCTTCGATGTCGTCTGCCGCGCGCTTGGCTTCGGAGATCAGCGCGTTGTTCAGCATCTGCGCCTGCTTCTGCCGGAATGCCTCTGCGTTATCGCCGGCAATCACCGCATCCATCGCGGCCTTGCTCGCCTTCGACGCGGCGCGCTGGTAGCGCTGGATCGCGGATCGGGATGCGACATCGGCAACCCGGCCCTGCCTTACTGTCCGCGCCGCCCAATCCTTCGCAATGCGATAAGGCGTAAGGCGCTGGCCTGTCGAGCGCGCCAGAACACGCATTTCGGCGGCGATGACTTCGCCCTGTTGATCGTTGTGGATGATCGCAAGCGCTTCCTCCTCAATCGAGCCATCGGTGAACGGGTCTCCATAGCGCTCCAACATGAGCGCATCGACTTCCTGGTCTATCAGTGCCTTGCGCACCGACCGCTGATCACCTCCCTCCCTCAATTGCCGGCGAGCCGTCTCCACACCCATGAGGGCGCGGACCATCGCTTCGCCGGATGTGAAGCCGGACAATTCGGCCGCATCATCTGGATTGACCCCGCCATCCTTGTAGATCGGGGGAACATTCTTCGGGAGCATGGCCGGAGCATCTTCGCCCAGCGCTTCCCTGATCCATTCCGCATCGAGCGGGGCCTGTTTCGCCGCCGCGAGCGCGCGAAATTCCGGGCGAGCGTCGATGCGCGCCGACACCTCTGCTTCGACAGTGGCGCGACGATCCTTATATTCCTTCGTCACCTGGCGCTTAACCGCGTTCATCGCCTTGGCGAGCAGGGCATCATGAGCAGCGTTTCGCGCTCCCGCCGTGCTTTCCTGATAGGCGGCGAACTCGTCATCCGTCATGGTATCCGGCTTGTCGGTAAACAGCGCCTCGATATTCTGCGCCTGACGCGCTTGTTCGATTTCCTCGTCCGTCGCGATAAGGCGGTCCATGACTGCGCGGATTTCCGGGGTGATAGGGGCCTTCAACCGATCGACGCTGCGATAGATCGACACCAGCCACGACCGGAACGCTTCGAACGCCCGCCGCAGGAGTGGGGTAGGGGACTTGCCCTCCATCAGGTAGCGCTCGACGCCGCGCGCCCACATTTCATGGGCGTCCACGGGGATCGTGCCATCCTCCAGGGCATGGCCGTTGGCGGCGAACCAATCCTGCACGGTCTGCCAGTCCGCCTTGATCTGGTCGGAGGCGTCAGGATCGGCTGCATCATAGCGAAGTTGCTCCAGCCACAGGTGCCCGGTTTCATGCAAGAGGGTGGACTGGTCGCGCGATTGGAACAGTTCGATGACGCTCGGGCCTTGGCCAAAACCGGCAGACGGGAACACGATGCGCCCGCGCGGACCATCATTGAAGGATTGGTCGAACGCCTGACCTTCCGCCTCCCGCTGATAGGCGGCAATCGCATCCTTGATTTCCTTGCGTGTCGCCTTGTCGGGATCAATGCCCCGGTTTTCCAACATCCCGCGCAATTCCTGCGCCGCGTCGCGCAGCGTCTTTTCCTGCGCAGTCAGGAACCGATCACGCCCCGCCACGCCCTCCGCAATCGCGTCCAGAAGATCGTTCGCGCTCGGGCGCTGATCGCCAAATTCGGGGAAATAGCCAGCTTCCCATGCACGCTGCGCCCAGGCATCAGCGCCATATTCGTTCACCCCAAGCCCGCCATCGGCGATCATGGAGGATTGCCCGTCGCCACTGGCATCACGAACCAGCTTGCGCTTGCCGGGCTTCCCCTTGTGCCAGGCATCGGCTCCCATGGCCTTGAGGTCGCCGCCTGTGTCGACAATCCCACCGCCGCGCGCGATGAATTCCATGAGCGAGGGGCCGGCCGCCGTCTTGGCGTCCTTCCCGCCCTTCATCGTTTCAATCAGAATGTCCGTGTTGTCGGCCGCCTGGACCTGGGCGAGGGCAGGGGGAAGAATTTGCCGCACGTCAACAGGATCGAACTCTTGCCCCGTCAGGTCGCGCCCCATGCGTTGAGCGCGCGTCGACTCCCGCTGCGTCAGCAATTCGGCTTGCGTCATGGCGGTAGCAGGCGTGAAGCCGGCATTCATCAGCTTGTCGGCGATCGACTGGCGCAGAGTATCACGCGGCTGTTCCTGCGCCCGCGCCGCCTCCGCTTCCTGCGCCGCCTGTTCCGATAGCTGGTCGATCACGTCCGCCATCGCATCATCGAACGTCTGCGCCTCACGCATCGACATGCCGCCAGCGGACAAGCGCATATCCTCCTTGAGCGCGCCCCACGCCGGAGTATTGGCGATGCGCGCCAGATCACCCACCGGCAGGACAACATCGCCACCCGTGGCCAGCGCCTCATCGATCGCATCACGATAGCTGTCGAACTCGCCGGAATAGCCGTCCGACTGCATGTAGCTGTTCACCGCATCGCCGAGGATGAAAACCCTGTCTGCGCCGGTATCGTCGCCAAGCTGCTGGATCAGGTCCGACAGCGCCTCGGGGTCGCGCGCGCCGGTCTTCGCCTTCGCCGCCGCAGTCGCCACTTCATCAAGGAAGGCGCCGTTTGCGCGCGCCATAGCCGCTTGCTGGCGCTTGTCCGCCGCATCGGAAATGATCCTTGCCGTCCGCTCTGTCGCTGTCGTCAGTCCGACCGTCGCGCCGACACCGCCGACCGTGGCGACCAGCGTCTCCGCAGCAGCAGCCGGGCGCTCCTTCATGAAGTCGGCAACGGTCTTGTCAGGGTTGAGCGTCGCCCACTCATTCAGATCTTGCAGGAACGTCGCCGCCTGTTCGCCGGGGATTTCAGCCGCGAGTTGGCGGAGCAAGGTTTTGCCCAGCGGGGACTTCGCCGCCAGATCGCCAACCAGCTTAGAGACCGGCGCTTTCTCAGTCAAAATCTCTATGCCGCCTTGCGTTGCTCCATAGAGCAATGATCGCGGAGCCGACAGCCCCTTGTCGCGCGCGCGGACATACTCGTTTCCGCCGACCGATGCCCCCATGACGCTGGCGCCGGCCCCGGGACCCGCGACGACACCGACGCCCACGGCGGCGAGCGATGGGACAACGCTCTCCACGCCTGCGAGAAGATTGCGCGCCAGCCAGTTTTCGACATTCGGCCGCGCCTTCGCCGCCGCGTCCTGATCGGATTTCTGGATCGACAGCGCATAATCGGCGATGATCCGGGGCAGCGACTTGATGCCGGCACGCCGCTCTGCCTCCGAGGATGGCGTGAGCGCGTCCATGTTTTCCGCCAGGCCACCAATCGCACCATAGATCCCGCCCAGCGCCTCATAGGCACCGGCCTGCACCGTCTTGCCGACATTCTTCAGACCGTAGAAGGCTTTACCCAGCAGCGAGAGATTGTCATAGTCATCGGCAGCGACGGCGGCATTATTGCCCTTGGCTGACCAGCGCCCGATGGCGGGATAATCCTGCGCCGCAGCCTTAGCCCGCGCCGCCCGCGCCTCCAATTCGAACGCGGGCAGGTTGCTTTCTACCACAGCGGCAGGGAGGCCGCGCGCCTTTGCGATGGCTCCAGCCCGCGCCGCCTCATCTGGCTTGGCAACCTTGATGCGGAACGCCATTTCCTCATCGCGCTGGCGCTGCAAATCGGCGGCGAAGGGATCGACCGTTTCGGGCTGATTGTCCCGGCTGCGCATCTGATCCAGATATTTGAACGGATCGGTCGCCATTACCAGTAACGCCCCTTGCCGTTGCGGAAGATTTCCGCGACCTGTTCGTCAGTGGGTTCGCGGCCATAGGTATCGCGATATGCCTTGACGATCTTCCACTTCCGATCTTCCGGCACGTCGCCAATACCCAGTTCAAAGCGAGGCTTGGTTTTTTCGCCAGCGCCGAAGAAGCCCACCGTCTTGAACGTCACCTCTTTGGTCGCCGAAAGAAACGATTGGTAGAGTTCACCTTCGGTTGGCTTACGCTTGCCGTCCGTCAGAGCTTTTATTTCGGCTTCCATGATCTTCTGGACGTTGACCCGCTTGCGCTTGTCATCTTCCTTGTCGCCGGTCAGCCCAGCCTCGACCCCGAATGTCGAAATGGTGGACGATACCTTGCCCCGAATGTCCGCATCGGGATCGCCGGCAACGATGCGCGCCTGCTCCTTGAGAAGGCCCTGCATTTCGGCGGGCGTGACCTGGCCGACATATTTGCCGAGCGATTGCTTTGCAAAGCCCTCGGGATCAAGGATGCGCTGCAACTCCAGCGTCGTCGCGATCGACCCGTTCGCCTTGACCTCTGCCGGCTTGGCGTTCGATTTAGCGACGCCGATATAGGAGCGCAACGCGTCGGGCGCGAGGCTGTCGCGAATGCTGCGCGGCATCTGCGAAATGTCGGTGAACCCGCCACCGCGCTCGTTCACCCATTTGGATGCAGCCTGATCGGCGTCATCCTCGCGGCGACGCTGCAACGTCTCATCAAGCGAAGCCCGCTCTTTTGCTTCCGCCAGCACGGCGTCCCGCTGTTCGATGCTCCAGCCCTGCGCCTTGGCCTCAGTGAATATTCGCGAGATGACTTGCTCCATGTCCCAACGGCGCGGGGCAGGCATGGCCCCGCCACCACCCTTGCCCAGGACGATATGCCAGTGATCGCCGGTCGCATGGGCCGTCTTGCCGCTGCCGGTCTCGTTCAAGGCCTGAAGCACGGTATAGCCGGCGTCCTGCACTTCCTTCACATATTGCTCGAACGTCATGCCCTTGATCGGGGCCACATCGACGGCAGCATGGCTTTTCGTGTGCCACGATTTGGGGTTGGCCTTCGATAGCGGATGGTCCGGCCCGCGATAGGTCGATGTCACGCGCGCCTGCGGGAACAGGCCTTTGATGACCTCGCCGCCATTGGAGACGGGCGTTCCCGAAACGCCTCTGCCCGGATCGCCTTGGATCGGCGGCAGTGCCATCAGCGCATCGACCTGCTGCGCCGCCCAGCGCTTTTGCATCGGCGCGGCCAGATCAGCGGAAATACCCGCTTCGTCCGCCGCCGTCATCTTGCCGGCGTTCGCCTTGAAATAGGCGTCCGCCATGTCGTAATCCTTATCGGCGATGTATCGATTGACGATTGCGCTATGAGCAGAACTCTCCGCGTCGCGCTCCACCTTGGTCAGGATCTCATCCCCGCCCAGCCCCGCCATGATGGCATTCTGCCGGGCCTGCGCCCGTGCCTGGCCAATGAAGTCTGCACGCTGCGCGGGATCGTCGGAGGCAACAGCCGTCTCAACCAGATTGGCGAACTTCGCCTTACCTGTTTCCTGTTCGAATATGCGGAGCGCGCCGACCGCGTGACCGGCGATGTCATTGCCTGTCTGGACCTGAAGTAGGCGCAACTGCGGCTCAAGATAGCGCTTGGTTCGCGGGTCGGCCCCAGCAAGGGATTGACCGATGGCATCCTGCAACGCCTTGTCGGTGGCTGGGCGAGCGTCCAGCGCCTCTTTCCCCACCTTCGTCTTGTAGGTTGCGAGCGCCTGCGACGCGGCCGTGGCGGCGTTCAGATACAGCGCATCGGCGTTCGTGCGCGCCAGATCGTCATCGATGCGATCCTGCGCCACGGCATAATCCGCGACCGCACCGCCAATCTGCTGCAAGCCTTGTCCGATCGCGCCAGCAACGCCGCCACCATTGTCAGCGGCACGAAAGCGGGCGCCGGTAGTCTGGACCGGGCCGACCTGGGGAGAGCCATATGTCTGGATGCGGGGCAATGTCAGCCCCCCATCTTGGCTTTGATCGTGGAATACTGCTTGGCCCCGCCGAGCGCCGTCCCTGCCATGTTGAACAGGCCGCCGATGAGAGCACCTTGCCCGGCTTGGCGCGATGCCAGCGCCTGCGATTGGTAATTCATGCCCTCGATATTATAGCCGCGGACATTCTCCGCGCCCTGTTCATAGATGCGTCGAGCATCCTCCTGCGCGAGCATATGCGTGTCGGCGGTGAGATCGGCGGCATTCCCGAAATTCACGTCCAGCCCACCGGCCGCCATGGCGACGCGCTGCTGCCCTTCAAGCTGAGCAACCTTGCGATAATGCGCTAGCGCCGCGTCGCGCGTGTTGTCCTGTTCGCGCCGCGCTGCCTCGCCTGCCAGCTTGGCATTCTGATCCGCCACGCGCGCCTGATACTTCGCCTGGGCATTTTGCTGGAGCGCGCTATAGCCCTGCCCGACCGTGGCGACCGCCGTTGCGGCGATGGTGAGGGTGAGGGGATCGCACATCAGCGCTTCATCCAGAAATAGCGGAAGGGGACACCGCGCACGACATGCTCCTCAGGCTCGACGGTGAAGCCCCAGCGCGCCAAGAGCCTGATCGCCTTCCCGTTCGCGCTGGAAACTAGGTTGCTGGCCAGAAAGCTTGAATCGACGGCTTCGCGCAGCAACGCCGGCCCCATGGAGAGAAGCGCCCTGCCATGGCGATAGACTTCATCCGTCCCGAGAAACCAGACGGTCGCAGTGCGGTTGAGAGCGGACGTTGTGACCGCCCCGAACATCGCTTCCGGCCGCCCGTCCACCAGCGCCGTCCAGCAGCGATCGGACAGGAGGAAGCCATTGCGGAGCGCCTGCTTCGGGCTGTGCCCCATGGCCTCGCACTCGATCCTGTCGATAGCGCGAATGCGGGACGCAATCGGGCCGATATGCGTCACTTTCGACGCGACGACTTCGACGCTCATTGCCCTACGACAGGATCGAGATAAACCGCCAGCAGGGTAAGGGGCAGGGGGTCGGACTGCTTCACATAGACCGACACTTCGCCGGCCACGACATTGGGCACGTCGATCAGATATTTGCCATCCATAAGGCTATCCGGAGCGCCCCATGCCTCGCTCGTGCGCGGCTTGATTGGGTATGTCTTGCCCTCCGACCCATCAGCCTTGCCCGACCCCACCCTGACCGCGCGACTGCGGCGAAGATGAACGACCACTTCGCCGGCCTGCTGCTTCCGCCCCGCATTGCTCCCGAGTGGGCCGTTGAACATGACCGGCATCGTCTGAATGTCCACGTCATATGGAAGGCCGATCGTGAGCTTGGAAACAGCCCCAACCGCAGACGGCATGGTTATCTTGCCATCGGAAACGGTGAGGTCTTTCACGACATTGCCGTCAGCCAATGCCCAAACGCTATGCCCCTCCAGATGCCAGAGGTTGTAGAAGGTGCTGCGAGGACTCGTGTAGGAATAGGAGACTGCGCAGTCCAGATAGCAGCAGTCCTCCACGTCAGACCACAGATGCGAGGCCAGGCGCTCAACGAACGTCCTTTCGATGCCAGCGATCGTTCGGCGAACGACCAGATACACACGATCCTCGCCATTCTCAGGGATCGAGCAGCAGGACAAGACGAAGCCATCTGTTTCGCACAGCGTCCAGCCCCATACCTGTTGCGCTTGCTCCCAGGTGAAGCATAGCAGCTTGCCATCGTCGCGGACCGCCCAAATGACCGAACGCGGCTCCTGAGAGAAGCACCAAGACACGATCGACATGCCCGCGAAAAAATGCGGTGAGAAGATCGACACATCGTCAGACGTGAGGCTGTCCACTTCGAACTTGTAGTTGAGGGCACGCACGCCTGCGCCGACCGATGGCTGGTAAAAGACCACATTATCGACAACCAGCGGCGACAGGCGGGACGATCCGCGGCCGATCTGACGGCGGACGGTCGCGGGAGGTGAGGCTGTCAGATAGCCCCCGGCCTCGCTGCTATCGACAATGAACAGGCTGTCCGATGTGAGGGCGAGCAAGCTTGTGGTGGAGACGAGCTGATTGATGGCGTTCACCCGCCCTGCGTTCGCAGCAAGCGCGATGCTGTCATCCGCGCGCAAAGGCGTGGCCTGGTCGAAATTCTCGAACTCCGCCGACCGGCTGCCCCATATGGCATTCGGGCTATTGCGACTGCGCCCCAGGAACAGGCGCTGTTCGAAGAATGTTACCGTCGATGGATAATCACCAACCGCGCCGAACGGATTATACGCCTCAGGCGGCGCGCGCGTCAGGTCCGGCGCAATATTGTCGTCCGTAAAGGACGTGGCCGCCGTAGTGCCGATGAAGCCAAGGAACTGGCTATTGTCCGCCTTGTAGACATTGTAGCGATCCGCCCCGCTCACCGCGCCCCATGTGAACACGTTATAGTTGCGTTTCAGATCGAGATCATTGATTGCCTGCACCGGCGTATCCGCGCGACTCTCCACGCCATTCTCATCGAGTGCCGTCACTGTGTAGTGGGCTGCGCGCGGATAATAGGCGTTGCCCCCGTTCTCGCTATCAGTGTTTGGCACATAGGCGGTGACAGACAATGATCCTGGCGCAGACAGCGACGGCCCGAACGCGACGGTCGAGAAAGCCCAGCCGTCATGCGCTGAGCGCGTCAGCTTGGTGACGGGATAGTCGAGATGGGCGAGATACATCGTATCCGCCTGCTGTTCGAAGTCTATTTCGTCCAGGTCAACGCCATTATAAGGCGCTCCTACACGAACGATCCGAGACACACCCATCAAGGCACCTTCACATTAGGATTGTCGGGATCACGCCCATCTCCACCGCCGCCCGTAGGAGGTGGAGGCGGCGGCGACACAGGCGGCGGGACCGGCGGATCGGCGGGCACGGGAACCGGCTCTGTGATCCGAACGATGCCACCGCTCGCGCCGGTGAATGCCGGCATGTCCCGAGCATCAATGCTGATCTTGAAATTATGGGCATCGACCACCGAAGTCACCTTTGCGATGCGGCCATTCAAATGGTCGCCCAACGCCCCATTGATACCGCTCAGATAGACCTCCTGCCCGACCGAGTAGCCATGATATGCTGCCGTGATTCTTGCCTGCGCCTCATTGGCGATTGCGGATATGAACAGTTGCTGGTTCACGACCAGTCCACCCATGGCCGCGACACGCATGTAGCCTTGGCCGAGTTCCAGCGCATAGGCTTGCTCAATCGAGAATTGAAAGGGGATCAGGCGAACGGGATAGTCGGGGTCCAGCACCTCAGCGACAAAGCGCGTGCCCGGCCGCTTTTCCAAGCCTCCATATTTGAGGACGACGCAGTTGCGGGCCTTCCGCGCGGCCGTCCCGTAGGCGTCCACGTCGAAGCGTCCCGCAAGATCGGGTGCAATCTCTCCCTTGGAGAAATTGGGCTGGCCGATCCTATAGCCCATCGTTCATATACCCTGCCCGCGCATATTCGACGGGGCTGATATAATCGATCGTCTGACGCGGCATCCGGTTCTCGGCCTCGGCAACGGCGCGCTGACGTGCGATTTCGGCTTGGCGGATCAGGTCGCCCTTGAGTTCACGTGATTTCTTGATCGGGAATGCGAGGCGTGATGCCAGCTCAAGCGAGAGCGCGCGGGCCGTTAGAGCATCGACCGTCGCAATATCCACGTCGCCAATCTGATACTCAAGAATGGCGTCAGCAACATTCGTGTAGAGCGACCCATCGGCTGTGACGAAGGGCAGGGCTCCGAGCGCATCCCAAGCCGGGAAGGTGTAAGGTCCACCAACAGGCAACCCGGTTCGTTGCTGGTCAACAGTAGGGAGAACCCGGATCGCCTCCGTCATGCCAGCCGGGGCCGCATAGCGATACAGCCATTCTCCCTTGCGGTCGTTGGGGCGCAAGGCCAGCACCGTGCGCCTTATCGCAAAGGGGAATGCCGTCCACGTCAGCATTTCCTTGATGACCTGCGGCAGGATCGTGCGGCAATAGAGGCCGCTCGAACTATCCTCATCCATGGAGTTGATCGGGTCCGCCGCGATTTCCGCCAGCGCCTCGTTGCAGATAGAGAGTTGGTCGGCCATGGCGTTGGTCTATGCCTGCCGCAACAGCGCTTGAATCGACGCCTAGTCGCGCGCGGGCGCGGATTGCTCGACCTTGAGGGGCTGTCCGGTGCGGTTGGGGATATTGGGCATAGGTGGAAATGGCGGGAGCCGGTGAAAGCCCCCGCCGCCCCTGTTACTTCTTCGCCTTGAGTTCAGCCAATTCGGCCAGCGCCTTGTCGCGCTCCTGTTCGGCCGCGTCGGCGCGCTTGCTGGCTTCATCCAGCAGCTTTTCGGCCGCGTCGGCGCGCTCCTTTTCCGCCTTGATCGCGTCCGACTGTTCCGGCGTAGGCTTCGCTTTGGCGGGCTTCGCCTTTTTTGCGATTGGCTTGCCGTCCTTGTCGAGCGGTTGCATCCAATCACCTTCCGGCGCGTCGGTTTCAAAGCGGGAGCCGGCCTGATGCCAGACTCCATCAGGCGTCTGGCCCAGCGACATGGCGAAGTAGGGCTTCATCGCGCCGGCCTCCCCGCGACGATACCGCCAAAGACCTTGCCAGTGGTCGGTGCGGTGCCGGCGACCGTGTAATAAAGCCGGTAATAGCGCTCGGTTGCGCCTTCCGGGATCGCATCGGGAACCTTGAAATGATAGCCAGGCTTGAGCGTGGCGAGTGGCACCGCTTCCGATGATGCGATGGTGGTAGGCGAAGCAAATGCTTCGTTGTCGTCCATCTGCACCGACACTTTGAGCGAGGTCAGGTTGTTGAACGCCTCCGTGACCTGGACCAGTAGCTTGATGCCGCTGTTGCCGAGGTCGCCGAACACCTTGCCAGCCCAACCGATGGGGGTGCCATTCTCGCCAAAGTCGAGTTTGTTGGTGGATTCAGCCGATGCGGTGATCGCCTGAAATTCGCTCATCACGCCTTCATTGTCGAACAACATGGTGGTTACTCCTTTCGCGCGATCAGCTCAGCGCCGCTTCGGTGTTGGTGAGGCCATCCGTGACGCGGATCGGGAGGCCACGGAACATGGTGACTTCCTCGCCCTCAATTTCGCGGATGGTGAGTTGCAGCGCCGGGTTCAGGGTGACATTGCGCGACTGCTTGTCGAGGATTTCGAACAATGTGCTGTTCATATACCAGCAGGCACGTGCGCCCAGGAACGCGGCATCCTTCACCTCGCGATTGTGCTTGGGCATCCCCGCGCGGTGATAGGCGGTGACCATGAAGTCCATGATGTCCACCGTATTGCCTTCGGCGTTCGAAACGTCGATGTTGGCGATACGGGAGTTCGCCCGGTAATCCTTGATCGCCACACCGCCATGCAGGGTGAACATTTCCTCCTGCACATAGCGAACGCCGCCCGCGTCATCGGTATCGCGCTGCTGCCCCTTGTCCTCGCGCTGGATGCCCATGGGAATATTCTTCGGGACCAGAAGCGAGGTCTGCTGCTCGCCATGACGGATCAGCCAGATCGACGTATTATCGGACCCGGTGCCGCCAGCATCGATGACCTGGTTACTGGCGTTGTTGGCCGCCACGGGGAGCGCATTGTAATAGGCGGCCATGCCGTCGAAGCCGAGCGGGTTGGTCGCGGTGTTGCCGTTGAAGAACATGAACTCGAACTCTTGGGCGATCGCCTCAAGGTGCGGCCCCGCTTCCGACAGGCGCAGCGCCGCCTCGTCGTCCGCCAGGTCGAGAATGTCCTGCGGCACCTGCGAAAGCGACCGGCAGAACCCGGTGGCGAACTTCTGCGCGCGGGTCTGCGACTTGGTAGGCTTCACATAGCCGGCGACCTTCATCCATGCTGTTTCGGGCAGGCCGGCGCGGACAAGCGTCTCATGCTCAGTGCCCTTGTTGCAGGTAATGAACGCGCCATCGCGCAGGATGACGTTGTGCTGGTTCAGCACTTCGGCAACAGCGCCGATCGTGCCGTCCGGCCCCTGCTTGGTGATCAGATCGGCCCACGTAAGGGCCTGGGAGGAAAGGACTGCCATTCTTACTTACCCCTACGGTTGTTCGGATACATTTCGGACAGTGTGTCCACGACTGCCGTGCCCGCATCGGCGCGCACGAAGTCACCATCCTCGCCAACCATCGCCCCGACCTTCGCCATCACGCGGATCATCTCAGGGTGGTTGCCGAAGCCGGTTTCAGTCAGAGCGGCGCGGAACGGCGCCCCCTCTGGATAGCCAAGCGCATCGAGCGCTTTCGCGGCGGAATGGAGCGTTGCATCCCACTTCGCGCCGCCAATTTCAGGATCAGCCTTCGCCTCATCGAGCCACGCCTTGCGCTGCTGCGCGCCGGCATCGATCATCGACTGGACAGCCGCTTCATGCGATTTCGTCATCAGGCTCTGCGCGAGTGGCAGCACCTTGTTCGCCGCCTCGTTGCTGAGGCCTATCTCCTTGAAGATCGGCGTCGCCTCTTCCAGAAGCGCGGGATCGATCGTCATGCCCTCGGGCGCGGTCAGGTCGTAGGCCTCGGGAACGACAGGCGCGTCAGCCTCAGCGGGCGCATCATCGCCAGCATCATCACCAGCCTCAGACTCCTTCGCCTTGCCGCCCAGTGCGCTTTCGTCAGCATCGTCGCCAGCGTCAGGCGCGGGATCGGCGGCAGGCGCATCGGCAGGCGTGGCATCCGCTGCGGGTTCCACCGCATCAGCCGGGGCGTCAGTCGCCAAGTTCGCCGTATCGTCCGTTTGCACTCTTCTTCTCCTTCGGGGCTGCCTGGGCTTCTTCACGAAGCACCGCGATCAAGGTCATGATGTTGAGAGTGTGGCGGGCATCAGAGGGCATTCCCTGCTCCGCGTCGTTCAGCATCGCGAACATTTGACTGCGCCGCCCCTCTGCGAATGAGAGATCGCGGCCATCAGCCCCGCTCGTTCCCTGCGACAAAATCCCGCTGGTTTGAATCGACCGCCACAGGAAGCGCCGGAACGCCGGCTGCTTCATCAGTTCGGCCATGTCGGATTGCTGCTGGCTCATCAGGCCCCCAGCATCGTGTCTAGCAGCGGCTGACCGCCCGCATCGGTTTCGGACAGGAGCCGCGCCGCATCTGCGCCCTGCTGAACGGCAGGCATGGCCTCCATCATGCGCTGGGCATTCTGCTGCTGGGCGCGGCGGCTGCGGATCGCCTGCACCTCTTCGGCCGTGCGGATCAGCTTGGGCGGGGCACCGGCGCGCTCCGCATATTCATCGATCATTTCGTCGGTGTTGAGCTTGTCCACGCTTTCGGGGAACACGCCCGCCAGGTTGCCGATGAAGGAGGCGGTGCGCTCGATCTGGCCGAGGCCGACCATCCGCTGCATCTGCGTCAGGATCGACACGAACTCGACCTTGACCTCACTGTCCTGCATCACGTCAGGCACAGGCGGCAGCATCCCGCCGCGCAGCATGATCCCGAACACGCGGTCGATGGCGACGGACAGCTTCTCGGTATTGACGCGCTCGATCGTCGGGCCAAGCTGCGTCAGCTTTTCCTCGTTGCGGGCTGCGATTTCCTCGATATTGCGGGGCTGCACACCCTGCATGTTCGTGATCGCCATGAACAATTCGGCAAAGGACGTGGCGTCGATCTGCTGATAGCAGCGCTGGATTTCCTGCCCGATGATCCCCGGCGCTTGGTAAGGCATCTGGTAGGGCACCAGCACCGTATCCTTGTCCACGTCTGCGGCGGAAACGATGTTGCCCGGCTGGCCCGTCAGCTTGAGGCCCGGCTTCGTCACTTTCTCAGGCTTCACCAGATGGTCGATGGCCTCGTTCCGCCGCTTGACCTGCATTTGCAGCTCGCGGATCGTCGCCAGCCCCTCCATTGCTGGGGAATAGCCGTAAGTGTCGGAGCCGGTCGTATCCCAGCGCGGGGCATAGAATGGCTGATCATGATAGCCCGAGACGCGCAGCACTTGGTCGCTGCTGTCCGCTTCGTCCCAATAGACCGAGCGGAACCGGCGCGAAAACGGATTGCCCGGTTGCCAGTTGGGATCAGGCTCGATCGCCTGGAACACATCGACCTGAAATTCCGTGTCGTTGCGGTCATAGGCGTTTCGAACGTTGCTCGACACCTTGTCGCCGAACGATTGCACAGCCTGACGCGCGGACATGGGGACGCGGCGGTAGAGCGTGTCCGCCACCATGGCATCGGACGCGGCGATCCAATATTCGCCGGCCGTGAGCGCATGACAGACCATGCCGACCTGCGGATGCTCGATCATCACGCAAGCCTCGGTCCCGAACAGGCCGAGTTCATGGTATCCGGTTTTGGCCGCGCCGTAGAAATTCGACTGCGCGATGAACGCCTGCATCCGGCGCTCGACTTCGGACAGCCAGAACCGCACGTCCGGCTCGTCCATCATCGCTTCGTCATAGGTCGCCAGCTTGAACCATGGGCGCGACGGCGATGACAGGCCGCTGGTCATGCCATTGGCGAGCGTGCGGTAGGAGGTTATCGCATATTCGTCATAAATCTTGTTGCGCTGGCGGCGGTTCTTGTTCGTGTCGCTGTTCATGAACCGCGAGCGCGCCGGCTGGCAGAATTTCGCAATGTCGCGCCAGTCCGCCTCATAGTCCGAGCGGATGGTTTTCATCCCCTGGAGGCGCGTTTCGCAGTCCTGACGGATCGATGCCATCAGCCGAGCGTGTTGGATGTCGCGGTGGTGGATGCCGTGCCAAGTGCGCCGCTCGGGCTGGTCATCATGCCGGAGATCATGGCACGGCGGCGACGACGCGCGTCCCGGTCGGCCTGCACATCGACGCCCTGATCGGGCAGCTTTACCGATTGGCGCTCCGGAACAGTCGGAACGTCAGGGGTGGATGGAGTGCAAATGGCCTGTCTCCCGCGTCATGACGGGGACAGGGATATGGGGGAGGGCTATTCGGTTGAATCGACGGGTCGGCGTCGCCAGAATGTCAAGGCTGTAAAGCCCCTTTCATGGACGATTTTACATCGCGTATCGTTTCTATGATCGCAGCTTGGCCATCCTCCACGCTGTCACAAGTCCCGCTACCAACAACTTGGACGCCTGAAAGGCTTTCGACCTCCAGAACCCACGAGCTTCTGCCCGAAGCGACATCAAAATAAACCCTTCCTAAAAAAGGAAGCGCGGACTTGCCAGTCTCCACGCAAAGAGTTTCATATTCGAGCATCATTGCGCCTCCACGGGCTTGAAAGCCTTCTGCGCAGCATGAGCGAGAGCCGCCTTCATGGCAGTTGCTTTCACGAAGCGGATGGCATCTTCCTTGTCACTGAATTTTGCCACACGCCCGCAAGAACGGACTGCATGATGGTTATTCCAAGCGAACTCCACCAGCTTCCATTCAGCAACTTCCCAATCGTAGGTTGATACCGTCAATCCAATATCTTCATCGGTCATCAATCCAACTCCTTGTAGCGGTCATTCTCGACCGATCGCCCATAGTTGGCAGGGTTCAAATAGCCCGGCACTTCACGCGGTGCGACAGGCTCAGCAAAGGTGCAGGCCAGCGCGTCGGCATCGTCAGGCGAGGATAGTCCGCGCTTCTTCATGTGATCCTTCTTTTCCAGCACGATCGCCTGATTGAGATCGTAGCTATACTCGACCCCGGTCAGATCATCGGTCAATTGCTGTTCATCCGGGATCGCGCCGCCAGCAAGCCATGTGCGCATCGATGTCCATATCTCCGCGCGCTTGTTCGCCGTCTTGACCCGCACGTCATTGGCCCACACAGCATCGCGGCCGCGCCCGCCGAAATTGACCTCAAACACATTCTCAAGCCCGAGCTGACGCAGGCGGTCGATAACCCCCGCGCCCATAGCGCCCACGTCCACGAATATCGCGTCAGGCTTGTAGAGGCGCGCTTCCATGGCGATGTCGCCGGCCACGGTCATGGTATCGACGCCATGCCAGCGCTTCCACGGCCGAGACTTCGCGTCGCGCCCGCAGCGGATAGCGAGCGTGCTGTGATCGTCACCAAAACGCGCGATGTCCACACCGAAGATGACCGGATCGGATCCGAGGGAATTAACCTCTCGCGCCTGCGCCTCCTCGACTAGGCTGGAAGGAATGAACTGCATGGACGAGGCGGACGGGAATTGCCCCAGGACACGCACCTTGGCAATGTCACTGTCCTCGCCATAGGTCCGAACCAGCTCCTCCAGATAGGCTTTGTTCGTGCCCTCGACCGTGCGGCTGTCGATCTGGCGCGTTTTCCACAAGGCGCGGCTCTTGCCGAAACACTCGCGAAAGGCGCCCGTGTTTTGCGTTGGGTTGCCGAATGCGAGCCAGATGATCTCCGTCCCTTCGTCAGTGAGCGCGCCAAGGGCGACCTCCCACACCTTCGCGTCGATGCCAGATGCCTCATCGAAGATCAGGACGATGCGCTTGCCCTGGTTATGCAGGCCGGCAAACGCTTCCGTGTTGTTCGCAGACCATGTGACAAGATCGGCGCGCCATGATTTGTCTCGCCCCTTCATGGTGGACATGAGCGCCGTCGCGGTAGGCTTGAACCAGTCGGCCGTGACCGCCAATCGCGCCCATTTGGCGATCTCGGGGCTGGTCTTTGTGAGAAGCTGGCCTTCCGTGTTCGCCGTCACGACGATGCGGGTGTCGGGGCAGGTATCGAGCGCCCACTTGATGACCATGCTGATCGCGGCGGACTTGCCGATGCCGTGCCCCGAAGCGATGGCGATGCGGCAGGGCTGGAAGCGGGTGGCGGGATTGGACAGATGGTCGCGAATTTGCCCCATCATCCATCGCTGCCACTCACGCGGGCCGGTTGCATCTGCCAGGTCTCCACGCCCCCACGGAAAGGCGTAGAGGGCATAACGCTCGGGATCGGCCGCGAATGAGCCTATGTCCTTCGCCAGCGTGATTTCGGGAGGTTCAGCCCTCGTTGCCATGGGCGCGCTTGCGTCCTTCCTCGATCGCCGCGGCAAGGTCATCCTTCACATGCAGATCAACCTCCGATCGCTCGACCCAATCCTCTTTTGCCATGTTCTTGAGGCCAAGCGCACAAGCCTGCGCAGAGCCGGTTCCGCCACCTTCCTTGGCGATCGAGCGGTTCACCTTCTCCCACCAGGCCGCGCATTTTGCCTTGCCCACGTTGACGGCTTCTGAAAACTCAGGGTGATTGGCCATCCACTCGTTGATGGTCGAACGCGCGACCCCAATCTCGCCGGCAAACGAGGTCAGGCTAGCACCCTCAGCCATATGGTTCACGACCTCCTGCACATAGGCGGGCTTGAACTTGCTCGGACGGCCACCTTCACCCACGTTCCTGCTCCACACGATCGATTTTCTCAGGCATGTGCCACCTCCTTACGGCCTCCAAGGATGAACCCCATTTTGCGCCGCTCGACCAATTCGACCGCCCTGTTCAAACGCTTCTCCAACGACATGATCGACCGAAAGTCCTTCACAAAGTGATGCGCGCGCTCCTCGGTTACACCAAGCTCGGATAGCGCGAAAAGCAATGGCGATGAATCGTGAGCGCCGCGCGGGACAAGGGGCGCGCGAGACCGGACCTTTGGGTTGGGCGCTGTCCATTTCCCAGTCGCTGCGATCCAAACTTCACGCGATGTCTGGCGCTGAATGACCTTGATATAGCCCTTCTCCTCCAGTCGCCCAACGACGGTAGGTGATGCGGAGGTGGACTCGTAACCAGGCTCATCGTTCAGTTCCAGATGATCGGGACAGACGCGACCATCCTCAGCCGCCCGCACCAGCGCCTCATACACGATCCGTTCGTTGCGCGTCAGTTCGATCATTTCCCCATCACTCCCGCCAAGATGGAAATGCCGGCAAAGGCCATGATTGCGATCCCCAAAGCGTCCATCACTCATCCCCCGCCTTCAACAGCTCCGACCGCGCATATTCCAGCGCCCCGAGCATCCGCCACCGATCCTGGAACTCGCAGTGGCTCACATAGACCTCGCGTGCCCGGTCGTTCGCGACCATCACCCATTCGGTGATGTCGCCGCGCTCGATCGCATCGGCCATTTCCCGGATTTCATCGGCGTTGGCCTTGCGACCTTCCGCGCCTGCATCGGCAATGCTGACCAGTTTCATACCCTCACCACCCTCCAGTAAAATTCTGCATAATCGAGCCTCACCCCCAACCGCCGCGCTTCCTGCCCAGCCTCGGCCTTGGAGCGAGGGGCCTTGAGGAGGAAGAGGATGAAGTCGGTGAGGGGGCTAGTCATTGTAACCACCTCCTCGCGCGCACGCGAAACCCGGTATTTCACCACTCCCCCTACTTTTCTTTCCTTTAGACAAAAGGTGGTAACAATAGGGGGAAGAATACGGATTTCTGCGCGTTACCACCTCGTTACCACCTTTTGTTTCAAGGTGGGAACATGGGTGGTAACAACCGGGGTGGTAACGCCTCGGCGCAACAAAATTGCTAGCTGAGGTGGTAACAAACCGGGGTGGTAACGCGGTGGTAACGGAAGGTGGAAACGTCATTTCCGCCTCCAAATCTTGCGAGGTTTCCCGCCACCTTCCGGCCTATGCGTGCCCCTCTCGAAGCCAATCTGCCCCAGCGCCGAGGCGACCCGCATCTGCGCCCTCTTGTCCTTGCGCTCATGGGGGATGCCCAATTCAGTCAGGGCTTCATCTGTCGTCACTTCTGCCTTGCCATACAGCTTGTGAGCCAGGATCGGGGCCCAGGCATCCTCTTCCTCGCGCTCGCCCTGTTCGGACGCGGCAACCCGGTTTTCATCACCCTCCAGCCACCAGCGCTCGCCATTGCGATAGCGATGGACAGCCTCTGCCCAAAGCTGATCCCGACTGCGCAGGATGCCTTCGATGTCGATCTTCGTGACCGTGACGGGCCAATAGCGCCTGTTACCGGTGCTGTCGGTCAGATAACCCATGCTGTCAGGATTGATCGTGCCGAAGAAAATGCAGCGCCTGGGGTGCGTGCTGGCCATCTTCGCATAGGGAAGGACGACACGGTCGGAGCGCATGGAGATGAGCCCCTTGACAGCCCCCTGCTCCTTGCGGACGACAGCGACGAATTCGGCCAGCTCGACACACCACGCGCCCATCATCTGCATGACCATCTTGTTGTGCTGGTCGAACAGGCTGACCGACTCTGCGGTATATTCCTCGCCGAACAGCGCCGCGATGGCGCTGGACTTTTTCAGCCCCTGCTCGCCTTCCAACACCATGATCGTGTCGACCTTGCATCCCGGCTCATATGCCCGCGCAACGGCGCTGATCAGAACCTTGGGGCCAACGAGCTTAACGAAGTCGCTTGCCGGCGCGCCAAGCAGGTGCGGCATCCAGCGCTCCAGCCTGGCAGTGCCGTCCCAACGCAGCGCATTGAGATAGTCGACTACCGGATTATAGCTGTTCTCGCGGCAAACTCGGTCGATGGCAGGGCGAATATCGCGATCCTGAGGTTGGTAATTATTCCGCTCGATGATCAGGCGAATGTCGACGACATCGGGATCTTCGATCGGCTTGCCATTCCATTCGATCGCCTGCGTCATCTCATTGAAGCGCAGGCTTTTGCCCAAGCCCTGCAGGCCGCGAAGATGCGCGATCGTGTTGGTGAGGTTCCGTTTCGGCCCCTTGTCGCCCATCAGCAGATTGTGGCGCCACGCATTGAGGTCAACGATGTTGGTCATCATGCCGCCCTCGCAATCTGCAGGTGGCTTTCGACGTGCGTCACACGCGCCTGCCGGAATATCGCCTTTTTCAGCTTGGCTGCGTCGACGCCGGCTCCTGCAGTTATGGCGGTGACACGGGGCCAGATGATCTTGCTTATGTCACCCACGGCGAGCGCGGATGGCGCGCAGCCCGACCAGAAGGGATCGATGTTGGCGCAGCGGCCTGCTTCTTCCTTGCGGAAAAACCATTCGACCGCCGCGCTGGCGATTTCACGAACCCAAGTCTTGCCATCCGCAGTGACGGTGAAACGGTCGCCTGCAGCCTGGCTGACTAGCGTGTCGGTATCGCCGCTGTGCAGGACTACGCGTCCTCTACTGGGGTCAATCAGGACGATTTCCTCTGGCTGGTCAAACTTGCTGCCAAGGGGGCAGGGTAGGGGAAGCGGGACGGCCAGAAACCAATGGCCATCAACCCGCATCGGCGCGAAGCAGGACAGGGCGATGCTCATCATCGGATCGCTGGCGTCGAAGTTCAGTGCCTTCGCCTTCCAGGCCGTGGCCTTGGCGGGATCGCGGAATTGGCTGCGAACGGCCTTGCGCCAGGCAGTGCCGATCGTGTCGCCGGCCATGTCGTCAAGGATCGTTATCATCTGGCGCTGAAAGCGCGCGGCTTCGCCGTAGGCGTGGTGCTGCAGATAGCCCTTGATAGTTTCACTGGCATCGGTCGCAACCGCATCGAAATAGGGGCGCGCTGGCTGGTTGATGTCGATGACGTCGCGGTGTCTCACGCCAGACCCTCCGACTTGAGGGTGTCCATCACCTGCCCGACCGAGCGAGCTTCGATGAAAATGCCGCCGTGCCGCTCTACGGCATCGCGGAATCGGCGCTGTGGCGTGGAAAGCTGGCCCTTGCCAGTCTTGCACTCGATACCAACAAACCGACCCTTGATGCAGGCCAGAATATCGGAGCTGCCGGTGAGGCCTGATTTGAACGGCTTGCCGTCGCGCGTGTAGGCGAGGCCTGGCGTGTCATTGCTCCAGCACAAGCCGAGTGGCGACACAGCCAAAAGGATCGAGCGGACAAGGTCTGTGTGGGCGGCGTTCATGCGTAGCGCCTCCCATATGAAGGCTGATAGCGTGCGCGCGCTTGCTGCCGAGCGGCGTGGAACTTGGCCGCCCAGACTGCAGGATTTTTATATCCGCGCGCCTTTCCTAGCGCGATCAGGTCATCAACGCTCTGAGCGCGCCTCTCTTCCTGCTTGCGAGCGGCGCGAAGGACAGCCGGGTCCACCTCCTGCAGCGTGCCATCGACATGCTCGATCTCGCGGCCTTTTGCCTCAGCGACATGGCCGCATTGCGGGCACTTCGGCGCAGGCCGATAGACCGCAAAGCACTCGCTGCAGGTCTTGATGGCGACGGTCGCCTTATCCAATTTCTTGCGCTTCTCGCGATCGGACAAAGTCCATTCCCGGTCATCGTCGGGGAGCCCGTGCGTCAGGCTGTTCCCGGCATGGTCGAGAATGATTGCCTCCGCCTTGCCAGGCGACGGCCGAAGAGCGCGCCCGACCTGCTGCAGGTGCAGGCTCAAGGACTTCGTCGGGCGCAGCAGGATGACCGCCTCGATCGCAGGCACGTCGAAGCCTTCGCCGAACAGTTCGCAGTTGGTCAGGATAAGCGTTTCGCCCGCAATGAAGCGCTGGATCGCGCCGTCGCGGCTTGCGCTGTCCATTGTGCCATCGACATGTTCGGCGCGGATGCCGCTGGCATTGAACTGGGCGGCGATATGGCGGCTGTGGTCGACATTGACGGCGAAGGCGACCGCCCGTTTCCCTGCGCAAAGGCGGCGGTAGTGATTGACCGCGTCACCGACGATCGTCGGCTTGTCCATCAATTTGGCAAGATCATCCTTCTTGAAGTCGCCGGCCTGCAGTTTGATGGCACTGGTGTCGATCTGCGTCGGGGCGAACAGGCGATAGCCTGACAGGCTTCCTTCGGCGATGAGTTCGGCCACTGTCGGCCCGCTGACCATTTCTTCGAACCACTGACCCAGTCCTTTGCCGTCCAATCGCCATGGCGTGGCCGTGAGGCCGATGATCTTGGCCTGCGGATAGGCGTCGAATACCTTCTGCCACTGGCTGGCGCCCAGATGGTGGCATTCGTCAAAGATGATCAGGTCTGGCGGCGTGAGGGTTTCGAGCCGGCGCGCGACCGTCTGGATGCTGCCGATCTGGACACGCTTGCCGGGGTCGGACGAATTGCCGCCGGCGATGATGCCATGCATGATGCCCATTGCGGCGAAGGTCTTGGACGTCTGCCCGATCAATTCCCGACGGTGGGCAAGCCACCAGCAGATTTTTCCCTTTGCGCTGCTGCCGGCTATCATTTGTGACCCCGAAACGGTCTTGCCGCCACCAGTGGGAAGCTGCAGCAGGACGGCGCGCTTGCGTTCGCGGAAGGCATCGCGCGCCCCGTCCAATAGAGCGACCTGGTAGGGGCGGAGGGTGACTGTCATTGCCGCATCCCCAAATATGCCCGCGCGAACGTCAGCGGTCGCGCCCGATGCTCAGCAGGGATCGCCAGCTTCTTCGACGTGCGCACAACCAGTTCCTCGATCGCATCGCACAGCATCTCGCAGCCTTTCTGCTGCGCGGACTGGCGCATCGCGAACTCGTTTTCGCCGGTTCCGGCAGAGGCGGGAAAATAGGGGTCTTCCTTGTATTGCCGCATGGCGACCGGCCCCCGCCGCGCCTTCCGCTCCGCTTCCTTGACGGCATCCTGCATGGGGGCGGGGGTCATCACGCCACCTCCCGAGGCCGGCGCAGCGCCTCGATCTGGCCCAGCCAGTTGCCCGTTGCACCGTGCAGCTGTCGGATCAGCAATTCCATGCCCAGCAGCTCGCTATGAACGACCGCGCGTCCACCGGGGCTGTCGGGATGCTCTGCCTCAGCCAGCTTGACCATGAGGCGAGCGATCAGCAGCGAAGCATCGTCGCTGTCGCAAACAGCATCCTCATCGACCAGGCGCTTGCCCTTTTCGCGCAGATATTCGTCCAAGACGGTAGGGCAGGCGTCCAGCGCGGCGTCGATGCAGTCGAAGCCCGGCATTGATCCGACCAGCTGCTTGTCGAGCGCCGTTGTGGAAATGCCGAGTGCATCTGCGAACCTGCCCTTGCCCAGCTTGGCGATGGCGCGGGTCCAGCCCTGCATGAGCAAGGAGTGCAACTGCGGTTTCGAAAGGTCGCGGCGTTTGCCAACGACCGTTTGGTCATTCTGTTGCATTGCGGCATCCATGATCGAGGTTAACCTGAAACATTCCAGCGCCACCCCCGCAGAGGGGAGTGACAGGGGCAGCGCCGTCGCTGGGGGCAACGATGGGGGAGAGGTGCCGGCGCATTCAGGCGGGCACCTTGGGTTTCAGCGAGCGCATAGCTTCGGTGAAGGCGGGATCGGCGGGGAGGATTGGGCGGAAGTGTCGGGCGTCGAAAACGATGTCAGATGGCTGGCCGCAGAGCCGCAGATAAACCAGCTCGCACAGCTCTTCATCGCGCCAGTGCAGTTCAACCGCATCTACGCGCCATTCGCTGCCGACCGTGGGAGCGAGCTTTTCCTTGATGACGCTGCACTCGTTCGCCGCGCGCGCCCCGTATCCGTCAGGAGGGGAGTCCAGGCCCAAAACGCACTTCGCGCGATCCCCAGCTTTCCACTGATGCGCCACCCCTCACCCCCTCTCAAAAGGCACGACGCCAGCGGCGACCAGATCGCTGCACCGGCAGTCCTGAAACGGCAGATGACACCCCTTGCAGCGGTCCACGCCCGCAACAGCGTCGGCGAGGTCTTCGAGGAACTCCGCAGCCTGGCGCTGGATGGTGTCGGTGTGGGGGAGGGGGGTCATGACCGATCCTTCCGTGCTACAGTCGCGGCGAAGGGAGATTCGCCATGTCGCCGGAAGCCGAGGACGAGATTTGGGGCGCGATCACCGCGCTCAATCACTTGCTGGAGCATACGTGGGCATTCATGCTGCACAGCGCCGACGACCCAATTGCGGCAACGCGCAAAGTTCGTGGCGCGGTGTTGCGCGACCTCGACCTTCCGAGCGATCAGCCGGGCAGCGATGCTAATTTTCGCGCGCTGGCCCATGCTACTTCAATCCTTGAGGATTTTTGGGACCGCGTGGAATACCGCGCGTCTCCCGATCGAAAACCTTCGGACTGACAGGAGGACGGACGCAGTATGCCGCGACCTGATCGGTAAACGCGCTCACGCTGCCGCACTCCTTTCCCGAGGGGCGCGGGTGGGATCGGCGATTTCGATCAATGCGCGAAGGCACCTAGTCGCATGATCCAAGGTGCTTGCGGCTTGGCGCATGACCCAAATCGAGAGCGCGATGTTCATCAAGAAGATGGCGAGGCTCGCCACCAAGAAGATTTCGGCGGACGTCATGCAGCAACACTCCGCTCGCGAGCGGCGGGCGGCGTCCACGGGTTGTGGCGCTCAAGAACGGCAATGTCGTCGTCCCGCATCTTGGCGATCGTCTGATGACGCCAGCCCAGCTTGCGGTAGATCGCGATGGCGAGGCTGACAGGCGGGACGCGGTGCCCGCCGATGATCTTGTTCGCATAGGACGGGCTGATGCCAACGGCCTCGCAGATGGACTGTGCGTTGGGTGCGTTGCTCATGAGCCCTTGTCACAGATTGTGACTTTGAAGGCAAGCGCTAAATGTCACAGTCTGTGCGGCGACCCGGCCATGCAGCCATGGCATATTGTGACCATGGACGATCAGTCGAAGAATGGCGGCCCGAACCATCTTCGGGCATGGCGGGAATACCGTAAACTGACACAGGCTGAGCTTGCGTCAGAGGTCGGCACCAACGCGAACATGATCGGCTATCTCGAAAGCGGCGAGCGTGGCTTGTCCGCCAAATGGCTTCGCCGGCTTGCGGACGCCTTGAAGATCACGCCGGGGCATTTGCTGGACCACGATCCCAGCAGCCTTCCGACTGATATTTTGGAAATCTGGATGAATGCTGACCCTGGGCAGCGTCGCCAGCTCGCCGAAGTCGCCAAGGCGTTAGTTCGCACCGGCACTGACGGCTAAAGCCGCCGCACCACTTTCCTACAGCCAAGAAATACGCCTACGATCGCGCCTTGCGAGGCTGCGATTCGCGAACTGTGAGCAGGGAAATCACAAAATGTGATATTTCCGCTTGACGCTGCCATCACAATCTGTGACAACCAATCCCACAGCGGCACCCCGCCGCGCCGGAGATTGGAAGATGTTTACTCCCGACCAGAAAATCAGCGCTCAGGTTCTCGCCAAGGTTGCGGGCGGGATGGACGTTGTTGATGCGCTCAAAGCTGTTTGTGGCGCTGACAAAGTCGAACGGATGATTGCCGACCTCTACAATGGCCTTCGCGAGAAGGCCTGAGAGGTGAGCGGCGTTTCGGAAAAACAGAGGATGCGGGATGCGCTTAGGCTCACTGAGCGCAACCTCTGCTCTCTGATCGGAGCGCGTGATGACCTCGGCCTTTCTCATGACGGGATGGTCATTCACAATCTGCTGGTCACATGGCGCAACGCCTGCCGCCGCGCGCTTGGCTATTCCAACGCTGTAGAGCGCGAATGCATCTGCCCACAGTGCGGGATCAGGCACGGCATTCATCACAAACCCGCAGATTTTTGACCCATCACCGGACCCAGCCCCACGGCTGGGCGAGGATGACGAGTTTGGAGATTGGAAATGCAAATCGATCAATCGAAAATCGAACAGGCGATCGTTGCCGAGGCCGTCGATAAGTTCATTGGCGATGATGATATTTACACCCGCATCCGCGACGGCATCAACGCTCGGATCGACAAGGTTTTTGCGGAAAAGGTTTCGCTTGTCATCGCGGAAACGGTGGAGCGCATCGTCAACGAAGGCTTTGAGCGCACCTATCACAAAACCGACAGCTTCGGCCGCCCTGTAGGCCAGCCCACTTCGATCAGCAAGGAGCTTGAAACGCTTGTCGGCAACTACTGGACCGAACGTGTCGATCGCAACGGCAAGAAAACCGACAGCAGCTATTCCAGCATGTCACGTGCCGAATGGATGATGGCCCAAATATGTGCTGACGACTTCTCCAAGGAGATGAAGCAGCATGTGGTGAATGTGGCTGGCGCGCTCAAGGATCATTTCCGGGGCGTCCTTAACGAACACATCGCTTCCATGCTTTCGGATGTCTTTCGGGTCCAGACCGCTGGCGACAAGGCCATGAAGAACAATGGTGGGTCCGCCATCATCCATCCCCCTGCTGGTCCGGTGGGAGGGTGATATGCCCCGCAGCGACTTCGCCACCAGCGCCGAATACCACGCCGACGCCGAACGCCGCGCCTATGACCTGCTGAACGAGCAGATCGCGCGCATCGACGCCGCCCTGGATTTCCTCAAGCTGAACCGCGGCCGCGTGGTGCCGGGCATCTATGCTGGCCTGCACACGCAACTGGTCGGCCTGCGCAACCGGGCAGAGGGCTTTCTGGTCATGCCAGATCATGGCGGCGCGACGGCCATCGGCACCATGGGCGCGAACGGATGCGGCCCGAAGATCACAGCGCTGATCGAGAGCGTCGATTTCCACGCCAACCGCCCCGCGTCGATCGCCGCCTGATCGCCCAGCATAGGAGATTTGAGCCAATGAACGCCATCGCCCAAGTTCACGCCGCCTGCGAAAACGCATCGGCCATGAACCTCATGCTGGCCCTGCGCACCGTGTCGGAGGCCGAACGCGCACTCAGGGAGCATCGCATCGGCTTCGAGGAACGTCAGCGGCTGGAGCGCAGCTGGAAGGCGTCCGTCCAAAATGCGCGCATTGCCCTCAATGCCGCTCAGGTCGATCCTGACATGCTGTGGAGGGCGCTGCTGTGATCCGCCACCACACCTTATGGGCCGACCCGCGTTTGGCAGAGGCATATGACCTCGTTGCTGACGTGGTGCGCGATCATTCCATCGCCGAGGACAAGTTGCCCGAAGTGGCGGCGGTCCTGATCGAGATCGACAACGCCGACCAGATGTTGGCCGGCATCCTTCATGAACGGAGGGCGAAATGACCCACTACCTCAACGGCTTTGTGCCTGATGTCGAATGCCCCAGATGCCATGGCAATGGCTGGCTTCCGCGCCGGTGGGCATTCAACAGCCGGGTTCAACTGACCGAGGAAGATTGCCCCGACTGCGCTGGTCATGGCTGGCGGCCGATGACGGACGAGGAGATTGACGACGCTGCGGCCGACGCATTCTCCGACATGTGCGAAGGCGAGCCGCCCGTCACGATGGCAGAGCAATATCAGCGCGCCGCCGAAGAAAAGCGGAGGCTTTCATGACCCGCATCCTCTCCGCGCTCCGCAACTCCGGTTCGCATATCCGCCTGTCTACAGGGGAGGCAATCGCAACGGCGGTGATCGTTTTTGCGATGCCTTGGGTGTGGGTGTTGTGAGGGACGTTTACGAAGCATTCGACCGCGAGCGCAAGCCTGTGGCAGCAGCAGCGCCCGCGCCGTCCGGGCTGCGCGGCAAGGTGATCCATGACCAGATGGAGCAGGGCAGCATGGCGTGGCTTCAAGCGCGCTGTGGCTTGCTGACCGCTTCGGAAATGAAGCTGGTCATCACCGAAAAGACGCTCAAGGTCTGCGACAACGACAAGATCAGGGCGCACATTTACGACCTTGCCGCTCAGCGCATCACCAACTTTGTCGAACCGATGTTTCAGAGCATGGACATGATCCGTGGTCAGAATGATGAGGCAGAAGCGCGGGCGCGATACGCCCAGCAATTCGGCCCGGTGCGCGAAGTAGGGTTCATCACCAACGACAAATGGGGCTTCACGCTCGGCTATTCGCCTGACGGCCTTCCCGAAGGCACGAACGGCGGCATCGAGTGCAAGTCGCGCAAGCAGAAATACCAGGTCCAGACCGTGGTCGAGCATGTGCTGACGGGCGGCATTCCCGGTGAATTCGTGATGCAGCACCAGACCGGCCTCATGGTCGGTGAACTCGACTGGATCGACTTCATCAGCTTCTCCGAAAAGCTGCCGATGGCCGTGATCCGCGTCTACCCCGACGACAAAATTCAGGCCGCCATCGAAGAGGCAGCGGCCGCCACCGAGGCGAAAATCGCCAAGATCATCGAAATCTATCAGGAGCAAACCCAATGAGCATCAGGTTCATTCCCGTCCACGAAATCACCGAGCCGCGCACCATCGCCCTTGGCCTGTCAGGCGGCAGCGGCACCGGCAAGACATTCACTGCCCTGCGTGTCGCGCGCGGCATCGCCGAAAGCATGACCGGAAAGAAGGGCGCCCCGATCGGCTATGTCGACACCGAGAACAAGCGCGCGCTTCACTACAAGGAAGCGTTCCCGGAAATGATGCACTTCGACTTCACCGCCATCAACGATGACGGCGAGCTGGTCGGATTCGGCGTGGACCGCTGGATCGAGGTGATCGACGCGGCCGAGGCGGCGAAGCTGCCGGTGGTCATTCTGGACAGCTTCTCCCATGCCTGGGAAGGTATCGGCGGCGTGCTGGACGAGCAGGCGCTGGCGCTGGACCAGCTTGTCGAACAGGCGCAGAAGCGCGCCAACGGCCGCTATGAGATCGACCCGTCGAAGTTCGGGCAACTTGCGTGGGCCGAGGTCAAGCCGAAGTATCGCCGGCTGATCGACCGCATCGTTCGCGCCAAGACGAACATCATCATCTGCACCCGTGCCAAGCCGGTCATGCAGAAGGGCTTCGGCGACAAGGCGGAGAATGCACGCGCCACCAAGACGCGGCGCAAGGATGTACCGTGGGATCCGGCGAGCGACGGCGACCTGATGTTCGAAATGACCGCGATGATTATCCTCGATCCTGTCGCGCCCGGCTGCCCGGTCCATCAGATCAAGGTGTCTGACCAGTTCAAGAACCTGTTCGACCCGCGCCGGCCGATGGGCGAGATGACAGGCGCCGCCATGGCGGAATGGGCCAAGGGCGAAGGCGAGGCGCAGCGGCAGAAGGAAATGATGGACTTCGCTCGCGAGAAGGCGCGCGCCGGATCGGCGGCCTTCAAGGACTGGTGGGCCACTGATGAGGGCAAGGCGGCCCGTCCGATGCTGCGGCCGATCATGGATGAGATTCAGCAGATCGCGGCGGATGCCGACAAGGCGGCGTCGCAGTCCGACGACGATCCGTTTGCTGGTGAAGGTCCGTCCGACGAACAGCGCGGCGAAGCATTCAACGGCACCGACGAGGACGAGATGGCCCGCAGGGTGCGCGAGGAAACGAACGCCATGGCAGAGGCGGCGTAATGCCCGCCGAAACCCCATTCCCCCGCCAGCGCCGCGCCCGTCGCAAGCAAACCTATCGCCGCCGCGCGATCATCCTCGCGATGCTCCGGGGCGGCAAGTGGGTCCACGGGGCGAAACTGCGCGAGGCCGCGCGCATCGGACACAAGTCGGCGCTCGACCTGGTGATGCATGGCCTGCGCGAAGATGGCTACGTGATCGAAGGCAAGGGCGGCG